GAGACCTGGCCGCAATGTTCGTGGACACCCAGATCGATGAAAGTTTCGAGAACCAGACATCGAGCGAGATTGCGACGCTGCTGGCGAGCCGGCAGGGGCTGACGGCCGCGGTGACACCGACCCAAACGCTGGTTGGACGATATTACCAGAGTGGCCGAACCCGGACGGCATTGACACAACACGCCCGGGCGACGACGCAATGGGACCTGCTGTGCTGGCTGGCGCAGCTTGAAGGTTTCGACGCGTGGGTGGCTGGGCAGACGCTCAATTTTGCCCCGGTGCCGGAGGCGGTGCCGGCGGTCACGGTCACGCCGCAGGACTGTATCAGCCTGCGGATGCACCATGCGCTGGATATCGCCGCTGGCATCACTGTGGTTGTCAAGAGTTGGGACGCCGTGTCGCAGACCGTCGTGATACAGAGCAGTTCCAGTAACCCCACAAGCAGCCTGAGCACGACGCGGACGGTGGTGCGGCCGAATTTATCTTCCAGTGACGCTCAGATTCTGGCCAATCAGTTGCTCGGCCAGATGTCGGGCCACGAACGAAGCATCGCCATTGAGATGCCTGGCGACGCCGTGATGTTCCCGAGGATGGCCATGCAGCTGGCGGGCACGAATACCGATTTCGACGGGGTTTATAGCATCTGCGCGGTCGATCGGCGGATCAGTTTTCAGCACGGCTTCACGCAAACAGTTGAAGCGCGGAGTATGCCTTGGACAGCTTCCTAAATCTCTTGCGCGGGCAAGCATCCCAGCTCGACCAAGCGTGGGCGCATCCGCGAGTCGCCGTGGTGACCTCGGTTGACCCTGCAACATTTACCGCCCGTGTGACCGTGCAGCCTGAAGGGGTGTTAACCGGTTGGTTGCCCATGGCGAGCCCCTGGGTCGGCAATGGTTGGGGGCTGGTCTGTCCGCCTACGCCCGGGGACCAGGTGGTTGTGATCTGGCAGGACGGCGATGCTGAGCAAGGCTTGGTGGTAGGCCGGCTGTGGTCCAACGCGGCGCAGCCGCCGAACGCGCCCGCGGGCGAGTTATGGCTGCTGCATCGCACGGGCAGCTTTCTGAAGCTTCATAATGATGGCTCGATCGAGAGCAATGCGGCGACCTGGACCCATAATGGTGATCTGCATGTCAGCGGCAACGTGTATGACCAGCACGGATCCCTGGCGCAGTTCCGCGGCGTCTATAATGAGCACGTGCATCCACCGAACGATACGCCACCCAGTCCTCAGGATTAAGGGAGCATCGTCCCATGCCGGACGCAAATCTGATCTGGAGTGGCGATCTTGCGGTCACGCCGGCGGGTGATCTCAGCCTGGTTGACGGTGCCGCTTTGAGCCAACAGCGCGTGTTGCGCCGATTGCTGACGAACCAGCAGGACTATACCTGGCATCCGAGCTATGGCGGTGGCCTGGGACAATATGTCGGCAGCATCGTCAACGGGCGGGCCATCGAGGGGGCGATTCGGGGGCAACTCTTTCAAGAGGCCGCGGTCGCGCATCAGCCCGAGCCGGACGTCACCACCTCGCCACAGCCGGACGGCAGCGTGTTTGTCTATATTGCCCATAGCGATGTTGCATCCGGGCAAACCGAGACACTGACCTTTTCCGTGGGTGTTTGACATGCTCCCCGTACTGACGTTCTCCGGCTTGATGTCGCAAATGGCCGCGGCGCTGCAGGGTGCATCGACGCAACTCATCGATTTGACGATCGGGAGCGTCTTACGAGCGATCTTGGAATCCTGCGCGTCCGTCGCGCTCTGGCTGCAATGGCTCATCTTGCAAGTGCTGGCGACAACGCGGGCCGCGACCAGTGTTGGCACCGCGCTCGACAGCTGGATGGCCGATTTTTCATTCTACCGGCTGCCTGGCGCGGCCGCCAGCGGGACCGTCAATTTTGGCCGCTACACTACCGGCATGACAACGATCATCCCGGTTGGGGCAGTGGTTCTGACCAGCGATGGCACCCAAAGCTTTGCCGTGACGGCAGATGCTGCCAACCCGGCCTGGAATGGCGCTAACGGCTATACACTGGCGGCCGCACAGGCGAGCGTGACGGCACCTGTGCAGTGCAAAACGATGGGACCGGCCGGCAATATTCAGCCCGGCACTATCGGCCTGCTGGCGTCCCCCATAAACGGCGTGGATACCGTCACAAATTCGGCGGGGTTCGTGACGCCGCATTCCGCACACGCTTTCAGCTTTATATCAACAGCTTGTCATTGGCAACTACAACAGCCGTCCTGAATGCCGTGGACGCCGTGCAACTCGGACTGCGCACGACCGTCATCGAGAATGTCGATGGCAATCTTGATCCTATGCCAGGCAGTTTTCTGGTTGTCGTGGATGATGGCACGGGATCACCAGGCACGGCTTTGCTGGCCGCTGCGCAGGGTGCCGTGGACGCCGTCCGGCCAATTGGCTCCATCTTTGCGGTCCAAGGTCCTGCGATAACCTCTGTTGCAGTCACGGTCGTTCTGGAGACGTCCAACCCGATGACTCATGCGACCGTTGCCGCGAATGCGCAATTGAATATTTTAGCTTGGATACAGACGCTGCCGATCGCTTCGACGCTCGCAGTCTCTAAGATTGATGCACTCTGCCATGATACCGATGCGAGCGTGAGCAGCGTGACCAGCACCCTGATCAACGGTGTCGCGCAGGACGTGACTGCCCCGATTAATGGGGTGATCTTGCCCGTCAATGTAACGGTTTCCTAGAATGCTGGGTGATGTCGCCGATATGGCGCGCCGCTTGCTGGCGATACTGCCGGCAGGCTGGTTCGGGGATAACACGCTCGTCCTGGCGGCCCTGCTCCAGGGTTTGGGTACGGCGTTTTCAAACTTCTGGAGCTTGTTTCAGGCGGTCATTTCGCAGACACGGATCCGAACGGCGGCTGGGCCATTCCTGGACTTGATCAGCGCGGACTTTTTTGGCAGCACGCTCCTACGATCTTCAGACGAGGCTGACGCGGCTTTCCAGATCAGGATCCTACAGGCGCTGCTGCGTCCCCGCGCGACACGGTCGGCGTTGAGCACAGCGCTGCAGCAATTGACTGGGTATACGCCAATTATTTTTGAACCGGCGCGAACCACCGATACGGGCGGGTATACGCTTGGTGGCGTTGGCTATGGGCTCGGCGGGGGCTGGGGAAGTCTAGCGCTGCCCTATCAGTTCTTTATCACCGTGTTCCGGCCGAGCGGTGCCGGCATAGCGGAGGTCGCCGGTTACGGTACTGGCGGCATTCCGGTCTATGCGAGCCTGAGCATGGAGCCCACCGGCATTACCGACAGCGCGATACAGGCTGCGGTGCCGCCGATGCTGCCAGCTGGCACGATTGCGTGGATGCGGCTGTCCGACAGATCAGCGTCGTGAGCGGCCATCCATTCTTGTCATACTGAAAGGCCATAGCGTGGACAGGCAGATTGTCTATCCTGGCGGCATACCGCTGGATACGGATATTCTCAACATCGAGCGCAACGTGATGGTGGCACTCGGCTACCTGGCGCAAGCCGTGCTTGGCACTGGGACCGTGGTCGATGGGCTGGCATGCGCACCGACGCTGCCTGCGTCCATGAATGTGACGGTCGGACCGGGCAGCATTACACAATACGGCGCCGTGGACACGCTGCCATTCGGGTCCTTGCCTGCGGAGCCGACTGAACCGCTGCTTCGGATTGGTGTCAATCTTCTTGCGGCACAGTTCACGCTGGCTGCGCCGACGGTTTCGGGCGATGCGATTGATTATTTGATTGAAGCGACACTGCTGGAGGTTGATGCCACGCCGGTGGTGCTGCCGTATTACAATTCTTCCAACCCGAGCCAGCCCTATAGCGGGCCAAACGGGACGGGGACACCCCAGAATACGCAGCGATTGCAGCAGGTCCAGCTGCAAGTGAAGGCCGGCGCACCGGGCAGCGCGGGGACGCAGCAAACGCCGGCGGTGGACGCTGGCTGGGTCGGGCTTTACGTCATCACCGTACCTGCCGGTGCGTCGAGCGTTGTGGCAGCGAATATCGCGACCGTGCCGGAAGCCCCGTTTATCACAACGAAGCTGCCGCAGCAGACACCGGGGACGCATAATTTGGCCGTGTTTACGCCTGTCTCGCAGGGTAATTGGACGGTTCCCGCCGGCATCAGCAGTGTGAAATTGCGCATCTGGGGCGGCGGCGGCGCCGGGGGTGCGGGCGTAAGCGGTGGCGCCGCAGGCGGCGGCGGCGGCGGCGGCGGATATTCGGAGGGGTTCTACCCGGTCACGCCAGGCCAGAGCTATCTGGTGACTGTCGGCAATGGCGGAATTGGATCGGGTGCGGCCGGCGGCACGTCACAATTCGCGGGCCTGGCTTCCGCCCGCGGGGGCAATGCGGGTACTGACGGCGCCACGGGTTCTGGTGGCGTTGGTGGCTTTGGTGGCAGCGGCGGACAGGCGGCGGGAACGGGATTGCTGATTTCTGGGCAACCGGGCGGGAGCGCCTTTGAGGCCGGCACGGTTTGGGTGAGCGGCGCCGGCGGGGGCGCATTCGGGGCCGCTGGATCCGCAGCTGTGGTCGCTGCGAGCAGCAATACGGTCAATAGTCCTGCCAGCGCCCTGCCGGGGGCCGGTGGGGTGGGCGGTGTTGGCAGCGGGTTTGGTGGCCAGGGCGGCCCTGGCTTGGTGTTGGTGGAGTGGTGATCTGTCCCTGAGGGATAGACCATCACGTCGGGCTTGGGCTGTGTCTTCGGGAGAGCCTGGCCCCAACTGCAACGTTGCTGCAGACGAGGAAGATCATGGCGACGCAAGCCGTTTATACATGGATTCCGTCGACCGCCCGTGTCGTCGTGATTAACGGCTTCGGGATCGTGCCGCGCGGTGCGGCCCCTTGCCCGCAGCCACAGCCACCCTATTGGCCGCCGAAGGATCCGGGCGACACGCTGGACTACAGTGTGGATATTTCCGAGGCGATCGCCGGCAACGAAGGCGACGTGATCATGACTCTGGATGTCGTGATCAGTCCGAACAATCCCGGTGACCTGACATTGCAATCCTCCAGCGCCGACGGCGATATCGCCATCCTGTGGCTCACTGGCGGATTTGCCGGAACCATCTACGAGGTGACGGTGACCATCGGCACCAATAGTGGCCGGGTGATCGGGCGCACCATCAACTTGCCCGTTGTGGCGCTGGCGACGCCGCCGGTGCCGCCATCCGCCCTGACTGACCAGACCGGCGCCCCTATCACGGACCAGACCGGCGCGCCCATCTTGACCACGATTTGAGACGCGGAGGGCCCATGCCCACGATCGATGAACTGCCCCAAGCTGTCTCGGTCAGCGACAGCGATGAGCTGGTTGTCTCGCAATCCGACATCGCACGCAGCGCGAGCAGGGCGCAATTATTGTCAGGGGTTCAGCCCGCGCTGGCCGTGCCCTCCGGCAGTTTATTGGGGCGACTGAGTGCCGGGACCGGGGCCCCGGAGACGATCGCGATTGGTGCCAATCTCACTGCCGGTAACGGGACACTCAGCGCACCGGCACCGTTTCTGATCGATGCGCTGTCTACTGGTGGTAATCCGATGCCGACCGATCAGGTGGCGATCGGCCAAGGCGGGCAGAATGCCGCTTTGTCGTACGCAACCTTTATGGCCGGCATCAGCACGTTGCCAGGCATTAACGGCACCAATATCAATGCGACCGCGTTGGGTGGGACGATCGCTCGCCCCCTCATGGATTTCCTGGCGGATGCGTTAAGCATCGAGAGTTTTGGCGCCGTCGGGGACGGGGTCACGGACGATACGGCGGCGTTTGTTGCGGCCGCAGCGAGCGGACGGCCGTTTCGGCTGGATGCGCGTACGTATATCGTGAATGGACCCCTCACCCTGGCGGCAGCAACCGCTATCATCGGCGTCCCCGGTTCCACGATCATCCGGCGAACCAGCTTAGTCGAGTCTCCCACCTGGATTGATGTCACAGCTGGCCCGCTGGTCGTTGACGGCGTGACTTTTGATGCGGGAGGGCTGGCCGGGGCCGATATGGCGGCCGTGACGATCGGCGCCGCTTGTTCCGGGGCGACTCTCGTCCGATCTTCGTTTATCAACGCGGTTGGGACGAAATCCGGCTGCGGACTTTCCATTAGCAGCGGATTTGGTGCGGCCTACCAGATCGAGCAGTGCCAGTTTCGGACGAACGCTTTGCATGGTCTGAACGTGACCGGCAGCGGGACGGTTCTGGTCGAGGGATGTAGCGCTGATAACAATACGGGATGTGGGATTTCCGTCCAATCCGGTGTGTCATGCATCTTGCGCGCGAATAGCTGCGCCAGCAACGCCATTGGTCTCAGCGTTGGAAACTGGAGCATCGGCGCAGCCCCGGAGTCTGCCGCTTCTACCTGCCTCGTGGCCAACAACCTCGTTTCGAATAATAGTGATTGGGGTCTTGCGATCGCGGCGGTTGGCGCGCTCATCGACGGCAATTCGCTGCAGAACAACGGTAGCGGCGTCATTGGCGGCGGGCTTATCGGCAGGCTGGGCGCCAGCCGCGTCAGTAACACTGTTGTTGCGGGCGGTGCGTCCGGCATTGATGCCCGCGGCAGTTGGGGCAGCGTGATTGCTGGCTGTCACGTCTCGGGCACCGGCACGGCGATCCTGTGCGGCGGCAGCCAGAACGTGACTGTCAACGGAAATGTGCTGTTGATGAATGGCTGGGGTGTCGTTGTTTCCGCGATCGAGCCATCATTGTCGGCAATCCCGACTGGCCCGCTGACGGTCCACGGAAATTGGATCGGGTTTACGACGGCCCAAGGTGGCGGCGTTCGGGTTCAGGATGGCGCGCAGGAGATTGCCATCACAGGGAACGACCTGAATGGCTGGGGCAGCGCGATCATCAATCAGGCTGTCTGGCTTCATACCGATGCCGCGGTCCTTGGGGGCAATCACTGGAACAACCAGGCCCGCTTCAGTGTGCAGGCCAACCCTGTGGCAAACCTCGAAGCTTTGGTCGTGCCGGACATCGCCGAAGACGTGCTGGTGACGGCTGCGCCGGCACCTATCGCCTCGATCCTCACCAGCCACCAGGCCGATACGCTGGGGCAGGTCACGTTTATCAAAGTCACCTCTGGCGGAAGCGGCTATACGCAGGCACAGATTAGCATTGGGGGATCGGGCAGCGGGGCAGCCGCCTGTGCCGTGGTCAATAACGGCGCTGTCGTTTGGATTATTGTGACCAATGCCGGATCTGGCTACGGCACGATCGGAAGCTCGGCACCCATCACGATTACCGGTGATGGTAGCGGTGCCGCA